ATCTCTTCGTTGACCTCGATAAGAAGGCTGTCGATGAGGGTATCTAGCTTGTTTGTCATATTATTCTCCTTGATTATTTGATTTGTTGATGGTTTATAAATTATAATGGACTAGGAATAGGTTACGCATATAGGATAGCAGATACATGGTCAAAAACAACATCCCAGAAGAATTTTTTTTGGAAATTTCTGGTCTTAAAAAACATCCTGTTTTAAACCGTCCACTGCTAAAGAACTATACTATTGACGAAACAACTATAGCAGCAAAGCGGTGGAAAAGGCAACGTCTATCAGCACACTAAAACCGGGTATCGAGAAGATATTGGTTTGGTTTTAAGGTCTAACTGGGAAGCCAACTTTGCTAGAATACTAAAGTTGTATGATATTGATTTTGAATTTGAACCAACTGTGTTTGCGTTTCCAATTAAAAGGGGAACAAAAGCATATACTCCAGATTTTTATATTAAAGAAAAAAATATTTGGGTAGAAGTAAAAGGTTTTCTTGATCCGAAAAGCAAAATAAAACTAAAAAGATTTAAAAGATATTACGAAAAAGAATTTAACAATTTAGTTTTTGTTATAAGCAAATTTAATTCAGACGCAAAAGACTTTGCGAAAGAGTTGGGAATAAAAAATATTATTTTTTACGAAGATATCAGATCCTTTTACGCAGACAAAATTTTGAATTGGGAAGGAAAGTAATGGGATCGTATAAGGAACAATATTACAATTTGGCTGAAGAAGAAATGCAACAGCTAATAGCAGAAGCTAAGTCTGGCAACCAAAGATCGCAAAAAGAACTTATAAAAGTATTTAATAACTTTTTGACCAAGTATACGACAATGTTGTACTACGGTAAGTATAATCTTAATGACTATGACATAAGAAGGTTTACTTCCCTTTTCGTTAAAGATTCATACGTCAGATTTGCTCTGTTAAAAAATAAATTGAATATGGCTGGCTATAAACATGTAAACGAAGTGTTGAGACGGCATAACATATATGGCAAAAAGATACCGGCGATGAGCAGGATGTTAGACAGACAGTCGATATGACATTTTTTCAGTGCATTGCAAGATACCAAAGAAAAGACTCTGAAAAAGGACCCATACCTTTTAGTCGGATTTTTGTATAGTTATTTTTTTTACTTGCTAAAGAAAAATGTGGATACATTTTTAATAGATCAATTGGGAAGAAAGAGTTTCCCACTTTTATCCGATGAGTCTTCTGAAGATAAGGATGAACAGCAAAGACAGGTTGGCTTTAAGGCGCCACCAGAAGAAAAAGACATGCATGAATTCTTAGCCACAGAAGAAATAAATGAATTTTGGATTCTTGGAGAAAGCTGCGCAGAACCATTTTCAAGTTTAACGGTTCAAGAAAGACAGCTGTTAAAGTGGAGATACATAGATGGCTTGAGGTCAAGTCAAATAAGTGAAAAAATTTCAGAACATCCGAATACTGTTAGAGAACATTTATCAAAAACAAGAGATAAAATACTTCGAATTGTGGTAGAATCTAAGATGGAAGATGTAATAAATTTCCTAGATATGAAGTAGGTGTCATGAATATACACACAATGCAAAAACTCAATGAGCTTCTTAGGGAATTTATAGACCCACAAATTCAGGAAATTGTGACCGCTTACGCATCAGGACAAAAAGACTCTGAGTATTTTATTACAATACCAGATATAAATACGCTAGATCTTGGTATACACGAGTTAGCCTCCTTGGTTGCTAGAACCTCTAACGTTTATGGAAGAATAGCAAGATTTGCCGGGATGGCCAGAGCCCAATACAAGCTAATAGAGGGATCATACAAGAGAGTTTATAAGGCAAATAGAGTGGGTAAAAATGAGGCAGAAAGAGAAGCAAACGCATTAGGGGCAGCAGAAAGCGAATACACCGCTTTGGTAACAGCTGAGTCTATAGTGAGCCTGGCTGAATCAATGGAGTCCGCTGCTCGAATAGCTTCTGAATCAGCTAGAAAATTGATAGATAAAGTTCAGTCAATGCAGATAGCCACGGCAAGGGAAGAAAAAGGCTTCTATAACGAAAAAGATTTTAGGACGTATTAGAATGTATATAGGTCATTATAAAGCAGTTAATTCTGCTAACGAATTTTTTTCAGAACCAAGAAAAGATTTAGACTTTCCTACTCAAATTTCTTATAAAAAAGAAAGATATTCCCTCTTTGCTACGCACATGGTTAGCACGCCAAAGCAACTAAAAAACCTTCAGTCAAGAGCGAAGCAGTACGGCATTAAGACAAATGTAAAGATATAGAGCAGTGAATATAGAAGTATTTTGCGACGGTGCCTCTAGGGGGCAAGGCCAAAAAAGGATTGGTGAAGCATCTTGTGCCGCTGTAGTTTATAAGAATAGAAAAAAAGTAGCTCAGTTCGCCAGAGGCCTTGGTTTAAGAACCAATAATGAAGCAGAATTTGAGGCTGTTATATCTGCACTTTTAATATGTTCTATGTCCGATTTTTATGATCCAATTATCTATACAGATTCAGCAGTTGTTGCAAATCAAATAAATGGCAAATGGAAGTGTAGAAATAACTCACTACTCCCCCTGCTTATGACTATTGAAGATATAAGAGAAGAGTTCAATTTCAAGGTTGTTCAAGTTGAAAGAAGTTTTGTTTGGGAGCCTGACGAACTATGCAATCAATTTCTGGATAAACTAGAAGAGAAAAAGCAAAAGCATAAAAAAAATATGATATAATCATGTTATGACAATTTCATACAAAGAAAATTACCCAATCGTTATTGGTCTAGCAGGAAAAGCTGGTAGCGGAAAAACCTCTGTTGCCGAATCGATATGCCCCAAGGGCTCGATGGTTTCTTCTACCTCGTCATCTATTGTGTGGCAGCATATTTTCTACGCACTACCGCTGTACGAACTTGCCTCAATAAAAAAGAATACAAAAGGGTTAAACGAACAGTCAAGAAGACTGTATGCAATTCATAACGTTTTGTATGATCTTTATGGTGGATCCCCGATAGGTTTTGTACCAGACTATAAAGATTTAGTACAGATGGTATTTGAAATCGAATCTCTTCCGATAGAACCAGAGGGGATAAAGCCAAGAAACTTTCTCCAAAAAGTTGGAGACATATGCAGATCGCATAGAGCAACGTGTTTTTCAGACTGGGCCATAATGAAATCTGTAAAAATGCATCGACAATATTCTTCGGCACTACCAGAAGATAGTGAGCAATTACCGTTCGCAGTTATTATTTCTGACGTAAGATTTGAAAACGAAGCTGATTCTATTTTAAAACAGCCAAATGGAATTGTGATAGTATTTGATGCCTCAGACGAAACTTTAAATGATAGAATTATCAAAAGAGATGGTAAACCTCTTTCTGAGGAACAAAAAAATCATCATTCAGAAAAACAGATAGATGTAATAAAACAAAAAGCAACGTATGTTTTGAATACAGATGGCATGTCCCTTGAAGAGCAATCTTCAAGTACGTTAAATCTTATAACAAACATTCTAGAAAAAGTAGGAGTATAAATATGCCAAAAATTACCGAAAGCGCCTTAGAGCAGTCAGTTTCACCGACCATGGATGCAGTAGTCTCAACTCATCAAAAGCTAACCGTTAAAACAGAACCAGTCATGACTGTAGCAGTTGGTAGAAAAATTAACACAGGAAACTTTGAAAACGTAGATGTTCTTGTTTGTTTGACTGTCGGATTAGAGGGCGCAGATCCTAAAAATATAGAAGCTTTTTCTGAAGCTGTTAAAGAAGCCGCCGCTCAAACGTTTGCGCTAGCGTCCAGGGAAACAGCAGAAAGATATAATCTCATTAAAGACGCTCAGCAGGGTAGATAATTTGCATTTTATCTATTTAACCGATACTATATAAACATACTCAATTTAAAATAAAGAGGTACAAACATGAAAAAACTATTATCATCACTTAAAAAGCTATTAGGTAAGCCAGAAGTTGTTGTACTTAAGTCAGCAGTTGCTGACGCCGTACAAAAGGCAGCACAAGACGTAAGTGTTTCTGCCAAAAAGGCTGCTGACGAAGTTGCTAAGTCCGCAGAGCAAGCTGTTGATACAGCAGTTGCTTCTGTTAAAAAGGCAGCTAAAAAGCCTGCCACAAAGAAGACAACTAAAAAGACGAAGTAATGTCCCTTGCTAAAGCAAGAAAGTCTTCTAGGGATAAAAATCCAAGGCCTACTAGATAGGTTATGGTATTTAAAGGAAATATCTATATTAGTGGTCCGCGAATGGGGACTAACAATTCAAATAAAGGTATTGACTTGGCAATTAAAAAGACTAGATCTAAAAGAAAAAAAGGCAGAAAAGTAAATGGCAATAAAAAGAGGTCGTGAGACATTCGCTCGGCTACAATAAGCCAAAGCGTACTCCAAACCATCCCAAAAAAAGCCACGCCGTTTTAGCAAAGAGTGGATCGCAAGTTAAGCTGATTAGATTTGGGCAGCAGGGCGTGTCTGGTTCACCCAAGAAAAAGGGTGAATCAACAGCCTATCGTAAGCGTCGTGAATCTTTTAAGGCACGCCACGCCAAAAACATAAAAAAGGGTGTAATGTCTGCAGCCTATTGGGCTGATAGGGTAAAGTGGTAAGGTTTTATTTATGTCTAAATATGTCAAAACTTCAACTCCTGAACCGAAGGCGGAATCAGAAAAAGTTGAAACAAAAACAAAAAAAACAACTAAGAAAAAAAATAAGGAGAAATAACCATGATGAAAAAAATGAAAGATGACAAAAAGATGATGGGCAAGAAAATGAAGCCAGCTAAGAAAATGGGCGGCAAGAAGATGAAGAGCTCAAGCAAGAAGAAGATGGGCTACTAATCATGGCTATGAAAAAGAAAGCTCCAGCTAAAAAAGCCGCAGCAAAAAAGAACGGTAAGATGTCAGGCTTGACACCGGCTCAACAGAAACTTCCTCCTTTTATTAAAGCAGCTATTGCAAAGAAAAAGAAGAAGAAATAATATCTTTTATCATGGCTAAAAAGAAAACCGCTTACCAAAAAAAAATAAGCAAGGTTATGGATGAATATGGTAAGGGAACTCTTCACTCTGGAAAGGGTGGGCCAGTAGTAAAATCTAGGAAGCAGGCTATAGCTATAGCTATTTCAACTGCACAAAGAAAAAAAAGAAAGAAAAAATAGGAGATAAAAAATGGCTAAAGTTGAATGGGATATCGTAGTTGCAGTTAAGCAGCCCGCAGATCTTAAGGGTGTGCAGCCTGGCAAACTTCCTGAATCTTTACTTCGTCCAGCAGTTGGTGGCGGGAAGCTTCATTGGTTGGCGGCAGCTGCTTGGGCAGCAATGGTTGAGGCAGCAAAAGCAGAGGGCGTTGAACTAAAGCCTGTTTCAGCTGGCGATACATACCGCACATATGAATCACAACTTGCTGCGTTTAAACAAAGATATACAACAGAGCCAAATGGAAACGCTACTCGTACATTTGAAGGCAAAAAGTGGTATAAGAAAGATGCAAAATTAGCCAGCTTGGCTGCTCCTGGCACTTCTCAACACAATAGCGGATTGGCCATCGACGTTCATACAGCAGCTGAACCAAAGCGTCTTAAGTGGCTTATTGCCAACGTTCGTAAGTTTGGTTTTAGTTGGGAAGTTGTTCCAGAAGAACCATGGCACCTGCGCTATACAGAGGGCGACAACCCACCAGCAGCAGTTGCTGAATATATGACAAAGAACAATATTCAAAAGCCATCTGGAGTATCTGCTCCAACAGCAGCAGTAAGTGAAGCTCCAGCAGCAAAAGATGATGGCGGCGATCTTGATCCAGGTGATAGTGGTCCTCGTGTTACAAAACTCCAAGAAGAGTTAGCAGAGCGTGGCTTCTACAAGGGAGCTCCTGACGGGCAATTTGGTCCTAAAACTGTAGAAGCAATTACTGCTTACAAGAAAGCAAAAGGCTTTGGAGACGGTCCAAAAGCTGGCAAGCGTGTTCTTGATGATCTTGGAATAGGAATGTAATTATGGAAGCAGTCATCGTTGCTCTCATAGGTGTTGTGGGTTCTGTGTTGGTAGTTCTAGTTGAAAAGGGTAGAAAAGAAAACGCCAGAGATCATGGTGTAGTTGCTGATAAGTTGGATCAGATTGAACAAGTGCTTTATAATATTGACGAAGATGTTCTTCATATAGAAGTTAAATTAGACAATCATTTAGAAGATCACGCAAATAAAGAATTTGGTGGTTTTGATTTAGATGATAAAAAGTTTAAAACAGGAGAAAAGGTAAAGGATAAGAAACATGGCAGCAAAAAAAGATAAGAAGTGGATTCAAGGGGCAATAAAAAGACCCGGTGCTTTCACTAAGAAAGCTAAGAAAGCTGGCAAATCTGTATCTGGTATGGCTGCTGCTGTTACAAAG